CTAACCGAAACAATAAACAAGTTCGGCCTTGACTTGCGAACTACCACAGAGGCATACAAGCAATTTTTTACCGCCTCAACTCTTGCAGGGCAAAGTCAGGAGGAAACCAATAAGCAGTTTCTTGCCGTAACAAAAGCCGGAACCGTACTAAAACTGACCACCGATCAGATGCAGGGTGCCTTCCTTGCCCTCGGGCAGATGATGTCGAAAGGTACAGTTCAGGCCGAAGAGTTAAGGGGTCAGTTGGGCGAAAGAATCCCGGGTGCCTTTTCTTTAATGGCCAAAGCATTGAATGTAAACGAAAGGCAGTTAAATAAGATGCTCGAACAGGGCCAAGTCCTTTCCCGTGATGCCTTGCCAAAGTTTGCGGCAGAACTTGAAAAGACATTTGGACCGCAAGCCGAAAAAAACCTAAATGGATTGGTCAACTCGCAAAACCGATTCAATTCAGCAATCGATGGATTGGTTTTGGCAATCGGTAACAAATTGGAACCGTTTCTAAAAGGCTCTTATGACCTTGCGGCAGGGATTGCCAAACAACTTGCCGGAATCGGTAATCAGGCCAAAAAGCAGACCACTGAAAACATTGCACTTAAAAGGGTTGAGGCTGAGTTGGCTCAATCGATGGTCAAGTATGGCGGTGATGCCACCGTAAGCAATATGAAGTACCTGCGGCAGCAGGAGGGGGTTTTGCTTCTGATTAAGTTGCAGGAACGGATTGAAAAGCAGCAGTTGGTTGTAGCCAATAATCGGATTGCCGCAGCCGGGGCATTTGGCAATAAGGCAAAGTTAGCCCTGACTGCAAGCGAAAACGAATTGAAGGTGCTGAACGCAATGGAAGCCGAATACACTAAGATAATCGGCCTTGATATTGTTGCTCCGAAACAAGAGGCGAAGGAAATGACCAAAGAGGATTTGAAGTTGTTGAAAGAGCAATATTCAATGCGATTGAAACAACTCGAACTTGAAAAGCAATATCGAACCTTGCAGGGTGAATTGGCAGGAGACCCAATTGCACGATTTGCAGCCGAAAGACAATACCTTGAAAAACTTACCAAACTCAAACAAGAGTTTGCCGCAAAAGGGATGGATATTTCAAAAATGGAAATAACCGTCACCGGATTAGAGGCACAAAAGGCAAGGGAAGAACAAACACAGCAGGAGGCCAAACAGCAACTTCAGACTCTTGACGGCATCAAGGCATTTAACGATAAGAGAAATGCCGAAATGGACAAAGCCGCCAAAGCCGAAGAGGAAAGGCGGACGAGGCAAATGAATGCGACTAAGGCCGCTAATGAAGCGGAGTTGGAAGCAGTTAAGGACTTAGAGGCAAGAAAAGCCGAAGCCCGAAAAGAAGCGGAACAGCAAGCCTATGATTTAGCGGTAAACCTAACCAATTCGGTTTTTGACCTAAGAAGCCAATACGCAGCCGCAGAAATGGCGCAAAAGAATCGGCAGTTTGACGAAGAAATCAGGCTTGCCGATGGAAATGTTCAAAAGATAACTGAGATTGAAGAAAAGCGCAGGCAGGCCGAAAAAGAATTTCGGGAAAAAGAATTTAGGGCAAATCAAATGCAAGCCATTGCAAATGCAGTATTTACCGCAGCCCCATACATAATTAAGTACACATCAGGATTACCGGTAACGGCCGGAAATCTTGCCTTAACATTGGGCGCACTTGCCGCACAAACCGGTTTCATCCTCGCACAACCAATGCCCGAATTTGCCAAAGGAGTTGAAAACTTTGAAGGCGGTCCGGCAATAGTGGGTGAGCAGGGCAGGGAGTTGGTAAGGACTGACAAAGGCCTATTCCTGACCCCTGACAAGGCAACGATGACCTACCTGCCCAAAGGTTCAGATGTAATCACCGCACCTAAGACAAGGGAGTTATTACAGGGCAATTCAACTTTCCTGAATCGGCAAAACCAATGGACGGCAATCGATACAGCCCCGATTGCACAGGCAATCAAAGCAATTCCAGTTCAGTCTTTGGAAATCTCCGAAAGAGGATTGGAGCGATATGTTACTAAGGGAAACAGAACTACTAAGATTCTGAACAAAAAGAGAGGCGCAAACCTATGAATTACAGGTTTTTCCTAAACAACCAGCAAGTCGATGAACCGGTCGGTTGGGACCAAGTGATTTTTGCCATCAAAAGGATGGAATCGCATGGTATTGACCAATCGTTTACTACCGGGGTAACTTTTACAGGCGATCAGGACCGGATGCCTCAGATGGCCAATGGTGCCGGGATCCTTCGCCTTGCCTTTGTAAATGAATTTATCAACGGTTCGGTCGATGTACGAATTGAATCCGACTTCGTGTTTGAAGGCACCCAATGGCAGTTCAACGGGCTTATTGACTTCACAACCTATGAAGAAACCGAGGTCTGCGATGGTTGTTCTGATGGTGTGAAAGTCAGCATAATTGAAGACGAATGGCGGGAATCGTTTTTGCGGAATCAGGATGTAGAATTGGACTTGCTGAATGAGGATGCTTTAGATGGTACCGATGTCGGGCCTTTTAATTTGGGAGAAGTAACGCTGCATTCACAGGAGTTGTATTTGAAAGGTTTTTGCAGGCAGTTATCGCCAGTCGGAACAGATACAGACACCGCAGATAAGATATGGCCATTGTATTGGCAAAATAGTGACTTTAAAGGCCCATTGGGTAGTTCATTTGACCCTGTTGGCATAAGCTTTTCAGGAACAAATGTTATTTTCAAAAATAACACACAGATTACACGGACATTTATTCTAAATGGCAACTTAAAAGCACGAGTTACAAAGCCAATAGACCCGTTGGGCATGGGTATTAATGTATCTATTCGATTCGTAATCTATGACCAATTTGGCGCATTTTCATCTGACTTTTATGTGGTAACGGTTTTTGTAACCAACGGAGAACCAGGATTGGACTTTACGGGAGTAGTTACGAATTATAACTTAGTCCTGCCTCCGGATTATTCATTCCAAGTTCAAGCGTATCTATCCACATCAATTCAGGGAGGGGTTCAGTTTAAGTTTATATTTCCCGATGAAAACTATTTGAACTGGGAGGAATACAATATGGGCACCGCTTCCCTTTGCCGGGGAGTTTACATCTACGATTTCCTCGACAGGATAGTCACCAAAGTAACCGGGCAAACGGGCAAGGTCAAATCCGAATACTTTGAATATGGCGGATGCCAATGGAACCACCTAATCACGACAGGGTTGTTCATTCGGAATGGTCAGCTTTTGGAGGAAGCAGAACCGCAAATCCCGACCACCTTTCAAAAGTTCTTCGAAGGCATCGACCAAATCTTCTGCCTCGGGTGGGAGTTTGAAAAAGACGGTAATGATTGGTGCATTCGAGTTGAACCGAGGTCGTACTTCTACCAACGGCAAGTCATCAGCACCTTTGCCAATGTTTCGGGCATTACAAGGCGGCCGTATCTTCACAATGTTTTTGGCAGCATCACGGTTGGTTACACTGATAACTGGAAAAACACGGCACTATCCGGAATCTTCGAGATGCACACCGAGCGGACCTACTTTGCCCGAAACAAGGCAATGGAAAATGGGACCACAAAGAAACTTGATTTGCGGTCTGAGATTATTGCTTCCGGATATGCAATCGAATATTCGAGGCGGCTGCAGTTCTTCGAGAATAATTCCGCAACATCAGACAGGCCGAATGACTACGAGTTATTCATCATTTGGCTGAATCGCAATGAGGTCGAATTTGAGGAAATCGAAGGCACCGGATATGAGACTCCCGATCAAACCGGGGCTTTCTCTTTTGCCCCCGGCACCGTAAGCTATGGCAGCAACTTCATAGACTTTTGCGATGCCCCGATTGCTAACATCTACAACATCCTCCACACTCCAGCAAGGGTTGCAATCAGGTGGTGGAAATGGTTAGGTCAGAATGTTTTTGGCCTACCGAATGCGCAAAAGAAGCTATTCTTCCAGGTAGGTGAATATTACACCGGGATGGGCAGCAAGTTGGGCAATAACGACATTCCATTCGCTTGTAATGAAGTGGCCGAAGAGGATAACACAATCTTTGAAAATGCCGACATTGTGCAGGAACTTAGCACTGAGGCCGTTTTGGTGAACCCGGTCGAATACACATTCAAGGTTCCGCAAGAACTTTGCGACTTTTTGCAATATTCGATTCAGGGCAAAAAAGTAATTAACTTTTCCTGCGGCAATAGTAACTTTGCAGGGTTCCTCACTGAGGCAACTAACACTCCAACGGGCGAATCGGGAGGCGAAACAGAGTTCACTCTGATTGGCACTGAACCAGTCGCACCAGTTGGGCGGGCTTACACGAACGGATACTCCAACGGATATTCATAACAATGGCAATTAAGACTCAATCTGAATTATTAGCCCTTTCAAGTGCTAACTTTCCCGACAATACAACCGCAGAAATCACCCCTGAAAAACATAGAGAGTGGAAT